GAGCGAGGGAATGTCAACCGAAGCTGGAGGCGGGGCAGATGTCAGCGCTCGCCTCGCGCCCTCGACCGCATAGCGCAGCGCATCGATCATGTGGTTGTCCTTGTCGGCCAGAACCGCAGTCACTTGGCCGGTGAGGCTGTCCACCTTGTAGCTGTAATGGGTCAGCTCATCGATCACATGGATGCAGCGCGGGTGAACAATGAGATTGTAGCTCTTCAGGAACTCGACGCCCTCCTCAAGAGACCTAGCGCCCTTGATGGCCGATTGTATGCGCGGAAAGCCGTTGCGGCGAAGGTGGCTGATCGTCTCGGGCCGGGATGAATCCGCCGTCATCCAATACTTCTCGGAATCCGGGATCGCCATGAACAGGATCGGCAGATCAACCGTCTCGACGTGAAGCCCCCATGCTTCGTGATCGACGAACAGTTGCTTGCCCTTGAGGTAACAGCGAACAGCGCAACTCGGATCGATGGAGAAGCCGAAGTCTGCTCCCAACCGATACTCAGCTCCAGGATCGCTCTCGAACTCATCGACGATCCAGTTCTTGAACACGCGCGCTTCGGAGTTGCGGCGATACTCACCCTGCCAGACGTGCAGGTATTTGTCGTAATCCTTGGCCCGCGTGTATTCCATGCTCTCCCGAAGCACGCTCGGGAACCATCGGTTGTGCTTGTAGCCGATCTCACGGACGATGCTGTTGGGCGGTGGCTCAAACTTGGCTCTGTCCTCATCCTCCAGATGATTGCCCCGGAACATCGCGTCAACCGGATCGGTTGGCAAATCCGGGTTCCACGTCCAGATCAGCCTTGACCTCTCACGCCGGATGGTCGGCTCTACGGAATCGATGGACGATTGACTGAACGCCTGCGCCTCATCGCCCCAGAATGTCGTTATACCCTCGATCGAGCGAATGCCGTTCGCATTGCCCTTGATGCCCGAGAACAGGAACAGGCTCTCGTTCGGACCGCGTATCTCTGTCTCCGTGCTGGTAAAGGCGGCTCTGACCCCAAGCCTGTCGATCGCGTCGTCCAGCAACCGCTTCGATGAGTCCCTGATGCTCTTCTGGATTTCCCGCCCACACAAGACACGCTCGTGACGGTCGAGAGCCTGGAGAACGAGTGCAGTTGCTACCGTGAAACTTTTGCCGCCGCCACGGCCTCCATACCACGCAACGTGCCTAGCCGGTTTGAACAGGTCCACATAATATGCCGGAAGCTCTAGGGTTGGCAACTCACTCTTCGGCACCCGGAATGCCTTTCAGGATGAAACCGGGAGGCAACGGGTTCTCTGGATCTGAGCCGAGCAGCGTCTTGTCGCGGAAGGCATTGGAGAGCTTGCCGAGATACCAACGCTCAGCATCGAAGGCTAACCGACCCTTGGCTGCGTCGTCAGCCTTCTTGGCATCGGCAACCGCGTCGTCAGCTCGCTTGAGATACCCTGTTTCTCTCGCGCGCGTTATCCGTCCGCTGAAGTCCTTGTCATCATCCATCCACACATGAACTGTGGACCATGCCGGCATCTCAGGATCGCGGCAAATGCTGCTAAGGCTTTCGCCATTAGCGAGCTTGTCGCAGATCGCGTCCGCTGTCTCTTGTGTGAATGGTGTCGGCGCGGACATCACCCAGCCTTCTTCATTGCCGGAACCAGGCCCGCATCGATCATGGCCTGTAATAGCTTGGCCGAGCCTTCGATGGCGTCTTTCCGAGCGTCGAAATCGGTGAGCCTCTTTTCCTTCTGTCGGCAGTTGATCGGCACCACATCCTGAAGCGAACGGTAATGGTAATACACATGCTTGACGGCATAGAACGAGCGGTGAGGGAACAGCTTGAACGTCTCGGCAAGGTTCTTGCGATCCGATACGCAGTGGGAAACGATAGTAAGTTCCCACTCTTCCCATATGTCCGTTCCGCGCATTGAGTGAGCGAGGCGCTTGGCCGCATCAGGCGTGAGCGAAACCTTGACTGGCTTCGGCCCGAACTTCGCATTGCCCTTCATCCCCCGCCCTTTCCGTTACTCAGCGCGATGTCTCGCCAGATATTCCCCGGCAATTCCCCGGTATCTGTCCATGATGAATCCCATTGGTCCACCAGCCAGCGGGAACTTCTCTCCGTCCCCAACGAGATGGTACCAGCGCGGGCGGCGGTTCTCCCAGTCGAACTTCACCTGCTCGACACGAAGCGGCCCATTGCCAGCGACAGCGGAAAGGAATGCCGGTATTTTCACGCGTCGGCCTTCCGGTTCACTTCATCGATCGCCAGTTCCCACAATCTTGCGAGACGTGATTCCTCCCTCCGCTTGCTGTGCATCTGCATCTCAAGCTCGAATATCTCGTCTCTAACCGTGTTCAGCTTCAGCGATACCTCACGTAGGTCGTCCAGTGCGTGTTTCATCTCAGCTTGAGCCCCAGAGTCGGAACGCCGTTGGTATTCAGGAACCAGTGGAGGCCCGAACGAACCTCATACTTGCCGTCGCTGTACGGAATCCGACCAGCCAAGCGATCATTGCCGAGATCGCACCATTCCTGCGGTGTTCGGGTTGGCTGAACTTCTGATTTCGCGAGGCGGTTTCTAGTGGTCATAAGCGCCCTCCAGGAGCTTCGTGAAGGACTTGGGTTGGAGGAGAAAATCGAAGTCTGCTCGCCAGCCGCGATCATTCTCACCCCGGCAGAATGCGCTTCTCTCCAAGGCGGCAAAGACGCGCATCCACTCATCAAGAGTGCTGTCCTTGAGGCGGGCGTTCAGCATTCGGCTTCGCTGCGCCGTCATCTTCGCAACAGCGGGGAAGCCGAGCGGCACCATGCGCTCAGACCATGCCTCCAGGATTTCATCGGCAGTCAGCGGCGGGTCGGTGCCAACCGACACATCCACGTTAGTGGATGCAATAGGTTCGTTAGAACCTTGTGACTGTGAAGGTGCATCGTTTTGTTGGCCGTTTGCCTTTGGCAAGTCCATGGCATTTGCTATCGGTTTGCTATTCCTTTGCCATCTCCGTGCCGCGCCCTCCTTACCTGCCTTGCTTCTCTCCTCAGCTATCGCGGTTGCCTTGGAAATCTCCTTGTCCACGCGCTTCTGTGTGAGCTTCCCGTCCTCGACTGCGAAGAAGCCCATGATGGCAGGCTTAGCCTTGCGCCATGCGGCGGGTGACAGTCTGACTATCTGCGCTAGAACAGCATCATCGTTCGGGGGCGGGCCGTTCTTCCAGTAGTCTAGCAACAGCAGAAAATAGGCTCCGTGCTGCTCAGTGGTCAGCCGCGTGGTCGCGCTTAGATAATCGCCGACATAAAGCGGCATCCAGGAGTCGGCTTTGCTCATTCGCACTCACCGCAATCTGGTATGCGCTGCTCCGTCAGCAGCTTTTCAAGCAGGTCCAGTTCCTCTTCTCGGTGACGCTCCAGGATGTCGGCGTGAGACGATTCGAGGATGCTTTCGAGCTTGTGAAACTGCTTCTGGACGGTCGGCTCTGAGCGCCCGAACTCGTGCGCGATCTGCTTGAACGGCCTGCGGTCCACCAAACGCCGGCGAACCAGTGCGATGTTCTGTTCAGGCGTCCAGCGCCAGCTATCGCGCATTGTGCGATTCACGCGCCGACGCCTTGCAAAAGGAACTGCCCTGCCTGCTGGAGCGTTGTTCCGTTGTCATTGGCCCAACGGAGCATTGAACTTAGCAGTTGCTCTCGGAGCTTTGCGCTCGCTTCCGTCGCCTGTTCGCGCGCGGTCTGGTGGGAATAAAAGCCCTTGCTTCCGTTGACCTCGATAACCTCATTCGCCCGCGCCTGCGGCCTGGGCATTTCGGCCCAAACATCCTCGACCTGGATCTGTGGAATGCCGAGATAGACAGCCGCCTTGCGAGCGTTCTTGAGATACGCCAGCGCCTCGATATCCTGCCGGGTTACGTCCGGTGTCACTTTCCCTCCCCGCCATAATTCGAGTTGGGAGCGAGCTTCGTCAGCTCTGCTTCCCAAACCTCACGCACATGCTTTGCCGATGTCGAAAATGTTGCAGCCCAGGCGGTGACGTTGATCCTCGATCGCGCGCACTTGTTGGCGATGGCTGTTCTCACAGCGTTGGTGAGCGACGGGTTCATCGCGCCTGCCACCCATATCTGGCGCAGACCTGTGCCATCCATTCGGATACCTGGTCTTGACGGGTCATGCCGCCTCTCCGAACAGAGGCCCAGCGTCGTTCCCGGTAACTTCGCGGATACGGCGGCACGCGATGGCGAAGTAGTCAGGGTCGCGCTCTATGCCGACGAAAGACTTCTTCGCCCGAATGGCCGCAATTCCAGTGCTGCCGACGCCCATGAACGGGTCTAGTATTGTCTGCGCTTCTGGAAGGTGCGTAAGCGTCCAGTCCATCAGCTTGATTGGCTTCTGCGTAGGGTGTTCAGTTCCCTCTAGCAGCAACTCCACTCGGTTCATTGTGAGGATGCGGAGCGCTCCATTCATGCTTGTCCAAGCAAGTTCGCCGTCCGATTGATTGATGCGCTGCCCCTTGTCCCAGACGAGCCATTTTCCAGTCGGAGGAAGGAGGTCGGCGAAGTAGTTTCCTCCCCAGATGATCGTGAGCGGAGCGGCCTTCAGAATAAGGTTGAAAATCTCTGCGTCTGGGCGGACAGCATCCCAGCCCTTGTGTTCGTGAGCTTTGCGTCCGCCATTTCCGCCGGTCGTCTTGGTTTGTCCGTCGCGTCCGATGCCGTAAGGAGGGTCTGTCACGACAGCATCGACCTTGCCAAGCGTCGGCAGAATATCCCGGCAGTCCCCGAGATATAGGGTCGCGCGGCCTATCGTGACTGGCTGGGTCATTGCCCCTCCAGACACACGATGATCTTTCCGCCACGAACGGGTTCGCCCCATTGGAAGCGCTCGGCAAAGCGGCTGTCATCAATGCCTAGAGCAAGCGCGATTCCGTCACGGTGAGCCTTGAGGCTGGCCTTAACGTTGTCGTCGTCTCTGGCGCGCTTGTCGGGAGGATAGGCCGTGATCACAAAGGCAATGCGCGGATTGCTCCACCTGGGAGCTCCGCCGCCCATCATCGCTGCCTTGCAGGCGAGAAAGCCCTCCTTCTTCGCCGCAGCCAACGCCCGTGTGCGCGGCCAGTGCGACCGTGAGCGGTGATTGGGAGACAGTGCATTTGCGGGCCAGCCAAGCTCGATCATCATGCGGCTTCTCCGAAGAGTTTGCCCTGACGCTGGGCCTTGTCGATCCGCTCGCAGGCTATGTCGAAATAGCGTTCGTCCTTCTCAATGCCGATGAAGTTCCGATCCATCTGAGCGGCGGCAACTCCAGTCGTTCCAGAGCCCATGAACGGGTCGAGGATCGTCTGTCCGGGATTGGTGAAATCGGCGATGATTTCCGCCATGAGGCGGCGCGGCTTTTCGGTCGGGTGGCGACCGTCTCGCTC